TGAGTCAAGCTCAGAATACTGGGAAAACTGCCATGTACATGAGCATATTCATCGTACGTATTGTGTACCTGCAGCAACCAAAGAACAAGCTTTAGAAATGTACAATACAGCTTCACAATACGTAGAGTTAATTAAAGATCACACAGAAATAGAAGTGGAAGATAATTAATGGTCAACTACACAAATAATATACGTAATATGTTTAAACGTCAGTTAATACAGAAAGGTTTCCGTAATGATAAAACAATAGAATTACGAGGAATATCATTTGTAGCAGACTCTCCATGCATATTCGGTACACCAAATCAAGAATATATTGATGCAGAAATCAAATGGTATGAATCAAAAGACAGAAGTGTATATAGTCTATTTGATATTTATGGTAAGAAAGTACAAATCTGGCAAGATGTTGCAGATGAATACGGTGAAGTCAACTCAAACTACGGTTGGTGTATCTATTCTAGCGAACGTGGTAATCAATATCGTCATGTTCTAACTAGCTTACTCTTTAAACCTCATACAAGGCAAGCAGTGTTAATCTATCAACATCCTGATATGCATATAATTGCTGGTAAAGACTTCACTTGTACTAACGCGCAGCAGTTCTTTATCGATGATGATAGACTAGACTGTGTAGTGCAAATGCGTTCACAAGATGCAGTCTATGGTTACAATAATGACATAGCATGGTTCAAGCATGTAAGAGATGCATTGCTTAACGACTTAAACATAGCAAGAGGATCTCACGGAGCACCACCATTAACGTCAGGACCTATAACAATGCAGATAGGTTCACTGCACGTATACCCAAGACATCAACACTTAGTAAAGGAATACAAATGAGCGCAGCAATATCATATGCAGTAGCACTATTAATAATAGTTGGAATGGTTGACTTTTATATAAGGACAAAATAATGGGTAAATACAAAGATATAGATACTAGACAAAATGAAAGGGAACATGGTATCAAAATGACAGGACAACTTACAGTAAGCTATGATGAAAATAGTGAAACTGTAGTAATAGCTCTTGACGATCGTGGTCTAGCTCTTCACATGGATGAAGCAGCATCAGTTTTCGTAGACTTAGGCCACATACTTCAAGATGTACACTTTAAAACTAAACTTGAACGTAAAAAGGAAAATATAAATGACTGATAGTACATACTGGATTACTACAAAGAATCGTGACGCACATAGTTCATATAGGTTCTCAACTACAGATAAAAATCACCAGTTAATACAAGAAATGAAAAATAATATAAAATCAATTAATGCTGATAGACGTAAATATGCTACAAAGAACAATAGAGAGGCAAATATTGTAAGAATAAGGTTAATGCCTCGTGGTCCTCGTGCAGCAGCTTCAGAATTAGTCTATGGCAGAGGTCGTCGTAGATCTTTCGATAGTTATTTACCAATGGAATTTGCTACACACTACGATGTTTATGTACAAGACCATATGCAATACGATACTTATAGATCTTATAGCAGAGGCTTTAATGATGGCTCACAAAATGCTAAGAAAGAAATAAGAGAGTTAATAGATCATGTCGCATAACAAATTTGAACTATTTAAAAAGCAAGGATTATTCGCTACACCTGAATCAATGGAAGATCTTATGAGTCATCCATTAGTAAAAGCTAACCACGATATGGGAACTGTAACATGCACGATGATGATGTACAACTTAATGGCAACACAAATAAACGAAGTGATAACGTTATTGAATTCAAGTCAAGAAGAACTAACGAAGATGAAGAATCTTCTGACAGAAAGGAATGGCAGTTTACACTAGAAGTATATAAGTACGTAGACAAAGATGGCTATGAATTCAATGTTCAACAAGAAGAAGTTAATCCATTAGATGACCTTAGTGTAGCAGATATCTTAGCTCGTGCAGCATTTCAAATTGCACCTGAAGAGTTTTCAGAAGCTCAAGAAGTTGCATTCGAGCCTGATTTCGAAGTAGGTAACGATGGTTGGGTTGATGATGATGAAGAGCTGCTTAGCTACGTTATGAAAGGTAATAAGGAGTTAATGGATGACTAAAAAAGATTACCTTAAAATAGCTACATGGATACGAAGATATGAAGTAGTAAAATTAACAGACAGAAAATGGTCTGATCATAAGGCTATTTATGCTTTAATCGATATACTACAAGACGATAATCCTGCCTTCGATGAAGATAGGTTTATGAAATACATCAACACGGAGATAGATAAAGAGTATCTCTCACCGAACTAAAAAAATCCCCTAGGTACCGTAATGGTATCTAGGGGATTATTTTTTAGGGAACCGACAAAAAAAAGAAACAGGTTTCGATTAATGCTTCGGTACAAACTCTCTGAGTTTTCTATCAAGCTCTTCATCAGACCTCTCATCAACCGACAATTCAGTTGTGGTCTGATCTATGCGAGCTAACTTCGGTGACTCAAACTCTGCAAGACTTTTAGCAATATCAGTAGCTGTATCAAAATCTTCTGATAGTAAAGCCTTATGCATTAAGACTTTAAGTACATCAATAGAACTCATATCAGCTTCAGCTAACACATCGGTTTTAAATAACTTCCAGTCTCGCATAGACATCTTTAATTCTTCGCGGGCTGCAGCATTAGCTTTACGCGAAATAACTGAGTTCTTCTGAGCGCTTTGAGCCTTCTCTTTATTAAAGAATGGCTTAAGATTCTTTAAACTATTTGGGTGTGTAGACATTCTATGCTCTCCTTATAGGAAACCCTATTGATTAAATTACCCAAGAGTAATTTATTCTATACGATTTTTAATTAACTAGTATTCTCTATAAGGAGAGTATAACAACAAAGAAAGGTTAAACAATGGCTAAATGGGCTGAACAAGAATGGAAAGAAGAAGAAAAACCTAAGGTTGTCAAGCTAAGTAAAGAAATGGATGAGCTATGGAACGGTATTGCAGGAGGCAAGATAGCAGTATCAGCTTCAAATGTATTACGTGAAGCAGCAGAACTAAAAGATATGAAGTCTAAAGATTATCAAGGTGGTAAGTGGACTGAAGACGACTACTTCCCATTCGGTGATAAGAGTTACATACATATGATACACACAAAATATCTACGTATGCGTAACATAGCTGAAGGCGATCAAGAAACACACTTCGAGGCTCTTGATGATACACTAATAGATATGGCAGTATACTGTTGTATGTATGCAGCAAAGATCAGAAGAGATGAAGCAGCTAACCACGATGAAGAATTAGCTGAGTTTTTAGTCGATCAAGAAGAATTTAAGAAAATGAGGGGATACACACAAGACTAAATGTGGAGTAACTATATGAGTCTAACAAAGAAAGAAGACGATGATATGGGACCTGGTCCTCAACCTGTAGATGACCCGTCAGATGACTGGTCTAAGAATGTAGATAAAATACCTAAACAATAACAAGGAGAAAAGATATGATAGCAATATTTCAAATAGTATTTATGCTGTTCCTGTTTGAGGCTGCGGCGTACGTGCCTGAAGCACCTGAAGCACCAGCTGAAGCGTCAGAATAGAAAGGATAAAAAATGACAACATGGCCTAAAGATATAATAGATATGCATATGAAGTTCGGAGTAACCAAATGGGTAGAACAAGCTTCATATGATAAACAAAGTGAACTACTAAAGCTGCGCATGCGTATGCTATTAGAAGAATTTCAAGAAACAATGGATGCGTATCTACAAGAAGACAAGCAAGAACTTGTCGATGGTCTTATAGATCTATGCGTTATTGCTATTGGTACCATGCATATTGTAGGTGTAAATCCACAAAAAGCATGGGATGAAGTGCTTCATGCTAATAAATCTAAAGAGCCTGGTATTAAAGAAGGTAGGCCTAATAAACTAGGTCTGCCTGATTTAATTAAGCCATACGATTGGGAAGAACCACTACATGTGGATAACTTCGGTAGATTAAAACATATATTTAAAGGAGATGAGTAATGCCAAGAGGTTTATGGGATAATATCCATGCTAAAAAGAAAAGGATAGCAGCAGGATCAGGCGAGAAAATGAGAAAGAAAGGAGCTAAAGGAGCTCCAACTGGTAAAGCTATGAAAGATTCTCAAAGTAAGAAAGGTAAAAAGAAATGAAATATGCTGTAATGATTGAGCCGTTTGAAGATGGTCTTGAATATGTAAGCCAAGCATGGTCTGATAAAGGAATGTGGGTAACAAACGGTAAACCTAAAGTATATGAATCAAAGTTAATGGCTAAACAAGAAGCTGATCAATGGAATACAGGTGTAGTAGTAGAATATAGAGGATAACACAATGAAAATAGTTATGTTAACAGCGTTAGCAGAGACGTTACGCCGACGTAGAAATATGAATCAAACAATATCAGCGTTAAGTAAACTGAATGATAGAGATCTACAAGATATAGGTCTTCATAGAAGTCAAATAGACTCTGTTGCAAGAGGTTTAATTGATTTTCACAGAACAGTAAGAGATGTCACAGAAAGGACGACGGATGATACCGACACAGATTGAAGTTACAGCTGAGTTTATAAAATACAGAACTGAGAAACAAAAGTTATACAACAGACGTGGTAGAGATGAGAATAGATTTATTATGGATCTTGACTGCGAGTTGTATGAGTGGTACATGATAGACATGGGTGAATGGAAAGCTCATGATGATTGGCGTATAGATGCTGTGCTAGTCAACGCACACAGCGCATTACCAAGTGAAGATACGGAGGCAAATATCGATGTTAAGTTTATTAAGAAATGGTATAACCTCTCTAACACAAAGATGCTTAACTTTGTTAAACAGCATGATGTTATACACGGATACCTTTTCATGGAATGGGTTGAAGAACCAACAGGCCAGCTGCTTGAAGGAGATATCGTTAGTGTTAGACAAGTCAGATATCTACCCTACTCAGATCTTGCAAACCTTATACAAGTCTCAAGAGGTAAATGGGGAGGATTCTACGCTGATGTCAGAGGCACCTTATGATTTCATTATTGAAGAAGATCAAAAGACTTACACATGTTTAAAGTGTAAGAAGAAATTTAATCGTATGCATATAGACAAAGGAAGAATTTGTCCACGCTGCGCTAACAATAACAAAGATAAATAGAAAGGACATAGCATGAGATTATGTTATGACATAGAAACGGATGGACTAGATGCTACAAAGATACACTGCCTTGTTGCTAAGAACCTTGATACTGGTACCATATATAAGTTTGCAGACGAAAGTGTTAGGTGTGCGAACGTTATTGACGGAGTCAGACTCCTCGAAAACGCCACGCTACTTGTCGGGCACAACATCATCGGATTCGACAACGTCCAAGTAGATAAGCTATACGGTACAGAGCTAAACAAAATCAGATGCCATGATACATGGGTTATGTCTCAAGTTTTGCGATATAAACGTACGCATAAGCATGGTCTGCAAGGCTGGGGCGAGCACCTTGGTAACTCTAAAATAGAGTTCCACAGTTGGGATGAGTACTCACATGAGATGTTAAGGTATTGTACACAAGATGTTGAATTAAATGTAGACGTTTATAATACTTTACTTGAAGAGTACAATAAGATCAGTAATAAAAATCCATTGATAGCTAAAGGTATGAAGATAGAATTAGATACTGCTACGTTCAATGCTCGCTGCAAGACTAGTGGCTGGAACTTTGATAAAACAACTGCCAACGTATCAATAGCACGTATGAAATTACGTATGAAACAGATTGAAGATGAGATCCAACCACAGTTAGGATCAAGAAAGATCTTTGTTGATAAAGAACCTAAGATTCCTAAGTTTAAGAAGAATGGAGAGTATACTACGACTACTGCTAGAATGCTATCAGAATACTACGGATACCTAGTAATACCTACTGATACAGATTTACTAGCAGCTGGTGAAACGTTTCAAAGATACTATGAAGAACCTGTTACGCTTGGATCTTTAGAGTTAGTCAAAGACTGGCTGCTTACTAAAGGCTGGGTTCCAGATGAATATCAGAAAAAGAAAGTAGGATTTCAATGGATAACTGCAGGTCCTAAACTAACAACAACATCTTTAACTAAGATGGGTGAGATAGGGGTAATGATTGATGACTACTATACAATTAGAAACCGTTGTTCTGTACTTAGTGGTTGGGTTAATTGTCTACGTAATGATCGCATCCACGGTAATATGTGGACTATTGGTACGCCGACATTTCGTGCAAGGCATGAGGTTATTGTTAACCTTCCTGCGGTCACTGCTGCATGGGGTAAAGAACTAAGAGAAGTATTCCGTGCTGATGAAGGTCAAGTACTAGTAGGTGCTGACTCGTCAGGCAACCAGCTGCGTGGCTTATGCCACTATGTAAACAACAAAGAGTTTACGCATGAGGTATGCTTCGGTGATCAGCATCAACGTAACTCTGAGATACTAAACTGTGATAGACCTAAAGCTAAGACATTTCTGTACGCCTACTTGTTTGGTGCAGGCGATGCTAAGCTAGGTCAAAGTCTAACAGGCAAGCTGAATGCTACACGTGGTAGAAAAGCTCGTGAAGACTTTGCAAAGGGTATCAAAGGATTAGGTGAGCTGAAGAGTAAGCTTGCGCACGCTTGGCATAGTACTAAGAATCGCAACGGTGAAGGCTGGTTTCCTGCAATAGATGGTAGACCTGTCTTCTGCCCACAAGAACATCAGACCTTAAACTATCTGTTACAATCAATGGAAGGCATCAGCTGCAAGGCTGCACTGTCCTATTCAATGGCTGAAATAGATAGACTTGGTTTGCGTGCAGAGCCTAGATTATTCTATCATGATGAGCTAGCTTATACTGCTCATCCAGATGATGCCGACCAAGTAGGTAGAATACTACAAGAGGCATTTAAAGAAGCACCCAAATGGTTTAATATAAACTGTATGGACGGTGGAGATTATGTGAAAGGAGAAACTTATGCAGACATCCATTGAACTAGACGTTATATCTACTGACTCGCTCGTACTAGTAGACGCAGACTCAATATACTTTCGAGCAGCTTGTATATCTAGCAAGAAGAATGATATACGTAAGAGTATAGATCGTACAATCTCAGAGATTGAGGCAACATGTATGATGGGTAAATTACGAGTAGCTGTTAAAGGTAAGGGTAATTTCAGAAAAGATATGTACCCTGAGTATAAGGCTAATCGTAAAGATTTAGATGAGCAGCTACGTAAATCTTTAGCTTACGGTATAGAACATATGATATCGTATCATGACGCGTTCCAAGCAGATGGTATGGAAGCAGATGACTTAGTAGCTATCTGGGCTTATGAAGCTAGGGAATTAGAAAAACCTTACTTTATAGTAGGAATAGATAAGGATCTACTTCAAATACCAGGTAATCATTACAACTTCAACAAGAAAATACATAGGTTTGTTGATGATGACGAGGCTGATCTGAACTTAAACTTACAATGTTTAATAGGTGACAGCACTGATAACATTCCAGGTATTAAAGGTGTCGGACCAGTGAAAGCTAAGAAGATACTTGAAAATGTACCAATGGATAAGCGTCAAGATAGAGTTGAGCAAGAGTGGAGGTACCACAATGCAGGACATCCTGATGTAAGTCGACGCCTATTAACTATGTTAAAATCATGGAAGGAATATGAAGAAATTAGACAACACATTCAAGATCAAGCCGCTATCAGCGAACAAGATGTTCGGAGCAAGGGGCAAGAGGACATTCAAGAGTCCTGAATATGTTACGTATCAGAATGAGATACGTGATGATCTAATGGGAACTGATTGGCCGTTTGATGTCGATCAGGTCTCATTCACTGTAAATGCTGGCTTATCTAATAGAGGAGCTGACATTGATAACGTAATAAAACCTATCTTAGATACGTATCAAGGTATCTTTGAGAAGTTTAATGATAACAAGGTATACTATGTCGAACTACATAAAGAAATCGTTAGCAAAGGAGAAGAGTTTCTCAGAATCAGAGTCACCTCCTATAGCGGAGCTTGAAGAATACGAGAACACTAAACAAAAGAAACAAAAGAGGATGCGTAACAAACTTGATGCGTCTAAACAAAGACGTATAAGAAGGTTACATAGAGAAGAAAGATGGAATTGAATGGCTTATATACAGACAGCATGTCCGCACTGCAACTCATCGGATGCTTATACTATATACGATGACGGAGCTTACTGCTTCTCATGCCAATACACAAGCAAACAGAAAGAAGAACATATGGAAATAGAAGAAGATAGTGAATCATCATTCACATTCATTGAAGATATAGCTACATACAAGAGCTACCCAATATCTTCACGTAAGATATCACAGCATGTGGTAGATTACTTTAACGTAAAGATGTCAGTTAATTCTGATGGTAAGCCTGCTTCACACTTCTATCCTTATACTAAGGACGGTGAAGTAGTTGCTTACAAAGAAAGAATACTACCTAAAGATTTCCGTACACACGGAGACTTTAAAAAGACAGAGCTATTCGGTCAAGCGCAAGCAGTTGGTACTAAAACTCTTGTGATAACCGAAGGTGAGCTAGATTGTATGGCAGTAGCTGAAGCATTCACATCTCACTACAAAGATAGGATATTCCCTGTAGTTTCATTGCCGTCTGCAACAGGCACACGTGCTCTGCTTGACCAGAGAGAATGGGTAAACCAATTCGAATCAGTCATACTAATGTTAGATAATGATGAGGCTGGTAAGAAATCACTCGAGCTATGCGCTAAGATCATAGGTGCAGGCAAGGTTAAGATTGCTGCCCTCAAGGGTAAAGATCCATGTGAAGTTCTACAATCTCAAGGCCCTAACGCCATACTACGGGCCATCTGGGATGCACAGACATGGTCTCCTGCAGGCATAGTAGTAGGTGAGGATATATGGAGTGAGTTCAAGGCAAGACAAAGTACAGAATCGATACCATATCCTGCTTGTCTTGATGGACTCAATGAGAAACTAAAGGGCATACGCCATGGTGAAATTACTTTGTTCACTTCAGGCACTGGCTCTGGTAAGTCAACTGTTATTAAAGAAATCGTACTTGATCTGCTTGATAAGACAACAGATAAGATAGGACTTATATCACTTGAAGAATCTGTAGGTGATACCGCAGAGAAATTCATATCAATGGAGCTACGAAGATCTGTCATGGATACTACTAATCTTGAAGACAAAGAGATTAGAAAAGGATTTGATAAGGTATTCGGAGATGAAAGGCTTGTGCTGCTAGATCATCAAGGTTCTGTTGGCGACTCAAGTCTCATTGATAAGATAGAATACATGGCTCTAATGGGATGTAAGTA